AACCCTGAGATTGCTTAACCTATTGTCGGCAAACTTGCAGTTTATGTGGTCAACCTGCTCCGGCCAGTAGCCGTAGTGGTACGCCCATACAATCCTGTGGGCAAAGTAAGGCTTCTTAAATATAGCAATTTTGCGATAACCGCGAGGTGTTATGTGACCGGCAACCCTATTCGCGTACCGTCGGTTCCACATGACGTAAGCAGAGTATTTGGCGAAAGCCTCAATGGGCCGAGGCTTCCACACAAGTCGTCCGCGCCTGTAATCAAACAGGGCTTTCAGTTGTTGCTGTGTCAGAATGGGATGTCTTCCTCAAGCGATTCCTGACGCTTAGGCTCTGCCTTTGGTTTCGGCAGTTCCACCTTGAGGCTCATAAACTTCTGCCCAGACTTGCCTGTCTTAATCCACGCGGCTAGTTGGTACTCCGTCCCGTCCACGTTTAACTTGCCTTTGTAGGCTGGAGCTTTCTCGTTGTCCGACTCGTTCTTAAACAACACCCCTGTATTTTCGTTTGAATATTCCATTAAGCCCTCGCTGCTAAATATAAACCTACGTTAGAAAATGAGTATCCTAAAAACGCGATACCCAACCCCATCTTTCCGGCAATCATCAAGTCAATTCCGACCGCCAGATACACCACCGCTATTGCGGCAATCAGCCACGCCGCCACTCTGTCCACCCCGCGAAGATAATAACGCCAAGCATAAATAGTAAGAACCATGCCGCGTCCTGCGCGTAGAAGTGTGCAGCTATAAGTCCGTCTCTCATTCTTCATCCTCCGTATTATTCAAAAGCTGAAACTTGATTACCTCTAAGACACCTACCACAGAGGCTAGAGGAAGTGCCTCGTCAAACTTGCCCAGAACCCCAATAATCTCCTGATACAGGGCTTCTATCATCACCTGCTGGCTCAACCCCTCATCTCCTGAGCCAAGCTCTTAAATCCCCATTCTTCGGCCATTCTCGCGCACCGCAACATCTCCTCCTCGCGGACGATTTGTGCGAACCTATGAAGCTGTGTTCTAGAGTCTTCGTGGAAGTTGAACAATATCTCCCCCTCCTTCAAGAACAATCCAGCTTCTACCGCCAGGTCGTCAATCGTCACACTCAGCCTCCACTTCCTTTAGAAATAACTGCACCTTTTCCAACATCTCGTCCATGTCCTTTTGTTCCGGCTCGAACCGCACGATAAAGAGCATCTTGCTCACGGGCAGTCGGGAGTCGAAACTTACAAAGTCGCACCACTTCCTGCCCGTACAGGCAAGTTGGAGCATCATCTGGTTCTTATACTTTGCCGGAACCTTTCCAGCCTTCCTGTATTGCAGGTGCGTAGCCGTGTTCGGGTTCTTAATCTCTACTAGACCATCATCCCCCACATAACCGTCAGGAGAGGCTCCTAGCCATTGTATAGTCGCGTGTGGGACAAAGCCTGTCTGGTCTACGAAAACGCCCGTGTGAGCCTCGTATGCGGCTCTGGCGATGGGTTCCTGTTCGGTTCCGCGAATCATAGCCGCGTTAGGCGCAAAACCCGCCTGTGGGGTCTTGGTAAGTCTTTCGGCTACAAGCTGCCAGAGGTAGTTTTTGCGGGTCTCTGTGTCCTTACCCGCTAAAGCGTCGCTAACCCTGCTGGCTGTTACAAACCCCAGCCTCGCCTGTAACCACTCCTCCGAACCTTGGACTATTTCTTTGTAATCGGTCATTGAGCCTCCTCTTGGCTATCATCAATTCTGCCTCTAACCTATCCGTACTCATCCGTAATCTCTGGGCTACATTGTGGCTCAGGTTGTACGGGTACTGGATATATCTTGCCTTCAAAACCCTGCGGCTTATATCAGGTAATTCCCTTACCGCGTCCTCTACCATCTGCCCGTCCAGCATATCGGGTTCTATTCTCGGTTCTTCGCCCTCAAAGACATCCTCGGACTCGTAGTTCCCCTCTGCGCTCGCGCATTGGCTACGAACTTCTGGGCCAAGAGGCCCGAACGCACACCACCAACCCCAGTTTTTAAGGCGGTCTTCGCTAATCATATTGTGCATCCAGCGTGGTATTGCCTTTTTGCAACTAGATACGCTTGATGAGCTTCCTCTGGGTTTGTAAACCTTCCTATCTCAACTTGCTTGTCATTTATTCTTATATGCGCTCGCCACTTTTTTTCGTTTTTGCTTTTTGAAACCCCTAAAAATCCGCTTTTGTTCTTTTTGCCAGGAACCCGAGAGTTTTGACGGTTTATTTTTACGGAAACGTCTCGTAAGTTACATATCCTGTTGTCGAGTTTGTCGCCATTTATATGGTCAATAACCTGTTTGGGCCACTCACCATAATGCAATAACCAAGCGACTCTGTGATATTTATATTGCTTTCCATAAATACACAGAATCTTGTAACCATCGTATTTGTGAATCCCGCCGGCTTCTTGCCTAGCATTTTTCCCGTTGCCGGAAGAAAGCCATGTAAGAATCCCTGTGCATTCGTTATAACTTAATAAGGTTTTTACAATTTCTGCGGTGAGTTCTTGAACCATATTTTAGCCAACTCCGGTCTGTTTTTTTCTATCCAAGGTCTAGAGTCATTTATACAACGAAAAGCGTCTCGTCCGCAAGTCTGAGAACCAACGTGGTGGACATAAGCCCTGCTAATGGCGTGCTGAAAGCCCTTCTTCTGGATGTCTAAGCATTGCACGTCGTCCGAGTACCAGTTGATAGGCGGGAAGTCCACCCACGCGTCCTTGTGAATGTAACTACAAATCGGGGCTATAACATCGGTGATGTTAATAAGGTTCTCGGTCTCGTACCTAAACCACTCCATTTTTCCCTGCCCTAGCCTAATGTTCTGCAATCCTCGGGCATAATCAGACCTAGCGGCTACCCAGCCGAGGGGGATGCTTTTGTCTCGCAGAAACGCAACGTCCTCGCCAAGCAGCTTCCAGGTGGTAGGGTTGAATACAATATCGTCGTTACAAACAACAACCTCGTCCACCTCCTCAAATGCTCGCCTGATTACGGCGTTATAAGCATCGCCAAAGTTAGTAGCGTCGTTGGGCATATTCACAGTCCTGTGGCGCGGGAAGATAATGTCGCTACCGGCTAGGAATACCGTCACATCCTGCGGGACGTAGAAGGTCACGGAGGCGGCTAAGACAGGAAGGCACTTACCTTGGGTTGTGGCTATCGCAATTGCTTTCATTTAGTTCCTACTGGTAAAGGTTTGCCCAAAAGACGGTATACATCCTCTAATAACTCTTGCTCTGTAAATCCGTAGTGTTTCGGGAAGCCCTTGGTTCCAAGTCCGTGGATTCCTTCATCTCCACGATGATGGCGAGCGCACGCGGGGATGACGAAATAATTACTCGGTCTACCCCACCCTTGTCCACTCCGAATATGGTGCAACTCAGCAGGCGTGCCCTCATAGCCCAATCGGCGACAGATAGAGCATCCCAATTCTGCAACCGCAGACATATGGTTTTTTTCATCTTTTGTCACCAAGGCCCCTTGTGTTGTCGCTAAATTTTACGTCGTTTTGCAAAGCCCACATCACAACCTTTTCCACATACTCGGAGAAAGATGATTGGTTCAACTCACTTGTGCTTGGTTCTAGCATCTTGAGTGACCCGTCGGGCAACTCCACCATCCGTTCAGGCAGGAAAAGAGTTCTAAAGTATTCGTGATAGACGCTAGGCTCATAAGACCTACCTGGAACCACCTGCTCGGATATATCACCCAAGACCGCCCAGTAGTACCTATTGCTGTCAAGACTGCGTTTAGGTGGCCGGACTTCTAGGATATGCCCGTTAGGTGCGTTATCCAGAATCTCACGGGCTAGGTTCCTGTTGTGCGTGGAGAGAATCATCTCATCGCCTCCACCATCTTGCGAATATCGGCAAGGGTCTTTTTAACCAGTTCGTTATCCTTCGCAAGCGGCTTATCCATCCCAATATGGAAATTTGGTTTATCAGGGATACGAGGCCCATCGTTCAAAAGTTTGGCAAACGCTAAAGCTGATGGCGGTCTATCAGGACTCATGTGCTTTAAGGCGTAGTCAATCTTTGGCCTGTACGTCAGACGGCTACCACACTCCTCTTTCCAGACCTGTCTAACAAGCGATGGGTCTACACCCTCCCAATGCCGTGTAAACACAGATCCGTAAATAGCACTCATCTTGCCGAACACATAATCTAAGCCGTCATCAGGCTTACAGAAATCACTTTCCGAGTAAGGCAACATTATTTCCTCCTCCTACAATTCCTCGAGTTAGCCCTGTAAGAACATCCCTATTCCTATCCCCAACATTCTTATACTCTTTTTCGCGCACCCATTCTGCCTTAAATCCTCGCCAACCTCTAGCCGTAATTTCAGTTAAAGCCTGTTCTAGAGACCAACCGGCTTTGGCAGCCTCGTTCTTGATGGCAACAATAACCGTCTCGGTTACTACTGCTCGCGCCTTTTGCCTTTGGGCTAAGAAAGAATCCCAAACCTCAGATGACACGCCTTCAGGCGCTTGTATTTTCTTTATTGGTTTATGGTTATTGGTTATTGGTTCTTGGTTAGGGTTACGACTGGGTTGCGACTGGGAACCGACTGGGTTTTTATCCTTGGGTGGTCGCCCTCCAGCCGCGCCGTTAAGCCGATTCTTTTCACATTGGGCATGGTATTTTTCAATCTCCAAGTCCACTCTAGCCTGATGCCAGCCGTCATCTTTCAAGACAAAAAAGTCTTTTAAGACATTTTTTAATGCGCCCGCTTCTTCCTCGGATACCAGTCGTAACCGTCTGGAAACCGACTGGGTTTCGACTGGGATAGGCTTCTCGTCTAGGTAGTACCAGTCAATTAGGTCGCGGTAAATGGAATGTTCTAGGCGAGTAAGGTGTACCGTATCTTTGCGGTAGTCGCCTATGTTAAATGTGTAGTAATGCACAGCCAATCTCCTTCGGTGCTGCCCCCTATCCGGTGAGAATTCCGGCTGGACAGTACCCTGACGGGTTATTGAATCGGTCAGATAAGGAACAGCCCGAAAAGGACTGGCTATCTGTCCACGCATTGCGCTTCTCACAGCGCAGTAACTACGATACCACAGATTCAGTTAAGTTCAACAAGTTTTAGCGTCCAACCCGCTTTTAGCTTCCCCCACCCGTGGACATGGACTTTCCACCCTGACCGCACCAACTCTGGGTAATACTCGTTTTCCTCGATTTTCTTGACCCTAGAGGACACGTTCCCACGGGAGGTGGTTTGAATCCCAATTGTTTCCCCATTTCCCACCGCCAAGAT